GCGTACGCCCACGCCTGTGGAGATGCACCCGGACGGTGACCAGTGCGCCAAGCAGCGAGGCCGCGATCGTAGACGGCACGTAACACGCGAACCGGTATCTTCGTGGCCCGTGCGATTTGCGAGAGAGTTTTTACGTCACGTCCGTACTTTCTTCGAAATCTAGCCGTGTAGCTCGAAGTCTTCGTACGCACACCTTTGTCAGTGGCGAAAGGTTTATAGTCGCGACGAAGCATCTTCACATAGCGTTTCTCGACATCCTTTAGAGTAGCCAAACCCCTGAAATACTTCAAAGGAGCATATATCTTACCCTTAGTTTTCCTAAGCTGTGAAATTTTATTTCTAATCTGCGTGTCCGTGAGTGGCATCACGACCCCTTAATTGAAGGAAAAGAAAAAAACGAACGCCAAAACATGCTCCCCGTGGAAGAGACCATAAGGCAACTCGAAAAACAACGCGACGCCCTCGAGGTCGCGATGAAGGCTGTGCAGGACAGGTATCACGAAGTGCAGGAAAGCGTGAATGAGATGTCCCGCCGGTCTGACGGGCAGAGAAAGGACATGATAAGAGCCTTCTTAAAGAAACTCGAACCGCAACTGCGAGAAAACCTCTGCGACGAACTTTGCAACTCATCGGCCAAGAACTCCTTGCAGATCTACGACGCGTGCGTGCAGCTTTTAGGGCCTAAGAGGAAACAGGCGATCCGCGCGTTTCAGAAAATATCACCAGACCTCTACTTAGAAAGGATCAGGGAAGATCTTTGCATGTGCACGAGGGAGTGCCTACGGGTGGTCAAAGCCATAAATTTAAATTACGAAACCGCTACTAGGATTAGAGAAAGCATGATGGCAACCTGTAGTGGACAAGCATAGAGCCTTGTGGAGTTTATTCACCGTAGGGTTAACCATAGCGCTTAGCTCCTTGTTGTATTGTTTGAGCTGCCACGTGTTTTTTATCATCCCTTCCATGATCCGGTCGTACAGAAAGTAGAACGCGAACGCCTTTGCCGGATCCCTGTCTTCGTACGGGTAGTCACGGATCATCGCGTCTTCGGCCCACAGAGATGGTGCCTTTGAAAACTGAAGAAAAGACAGTTTAGAAAGGCATGTCAATAGGGTCTTCGCGTCCTCGCGACGTTGGCTTGGCCTGGTTCGGTCGCGCATCTTTTTTTGAAAATTTAAATTTTTCTTCCACTTAAGGGGTGAGGCACGTGTAACCACACGCGATGTAATAGACGTCCCTGAACCCGAGGCTACTGAGCTTCTGAGCCGCATAACGCGCGCGCTGACCTGTGTTGCAGTACACGAGCAACCCACGCGGTGGTAAACCCGTCGTCGTCTTCGACGATATTTCTTGCACGGGAATGTGTGCGGCCCCTGGGTAGTGGCCCGCGTCGAATTCAACTTTGGTCCGGACGTCGATCACGGTGTTTATTTCCCCCTTGGCGATTTTTTGCTTGGCCTGTGACGGGCTCAATAGTTGCCTCCCAGTGAAAGTGTACACCGCGGCCACTGTGGATATTAAAATTAATGTGATGATGATCGTGCGCCTCATTATAATATTATGTAGGTAAATAATAAATAAATGTCACTATGGGATCTTCTGCCAATCGAACTTCAGGACATAATAGTCAATAAGAGTGTGGAATTATGTCGAGAAGAGTACTTGAACCAGGGGATCAAGAAACATAACAGGGCCAAGAAGAAGCAAGGGCGGGGTTTGCTCACGGCCGACTTCATAAGGTACGTCATGGAATACACAACTGAACCAATGGAACTTCTGAACTGGGGTTTCGAAACGGAGATCCGAGAGTTAGAGATCTTAGTCCAGCCACCCGTGGAAATGCTCGCCGATATCCAAGACTACGACTACAGCACCTACTACGATGAGTTCCTGAAAAGGTCCATCGAGTACTTAGAAAACCCAGAAAACCAACAAGACTGGATCACACCCTCCGAAGACCAGTGGCTCACGATGTTCACGAAACTCAATAACTTTGTTCGAAGACACAAACACTTGAACATCCTCAAAGAAAACGACGGAACGGGTGCGCTCTACCTGTGGCTGGAATATCAAAAAGATCCAGACACGGCTAAAAAGATATCCAAGGAAAAAAGACACTCACTCCAATCACTCGGTGTTAGGATGCCACCCATACATAGAAACTAATTGTGATACATGTGTAATGTGCACGAGAAGGATTTTGTCGAAAGCTACTGACGCCATACCGGTGTTCAGTTTGGAGAACTACAAGGGCTACGCCAAGGTGACAGACGTGTACGACGGAGACACGTTCAAGGCGTGCATACTCTTGCACGGCCGAGTGAAAAAATTCATCTTCCGGACGTTGGGATATGACGCACCCGAGATGAAACCACCCTTAGCCATGTGCGACAGGAAAGACCACATCGTCAAAGCCGTGGAAGCTAGGAAACTCTTCATGCATCTGTTGGGGTTCGATGAGGATGGAAATTATCCACCGTGGAACCCTTTCATGTGTCGATGGAAAATCAACGGTTGGGTGTGGATAGAATGTGGCAAGAATGACAAGTATGGCCGAACCTTAGTCAGGGTGTACAAAAACAGAAAGTGTGTTAATGAACAAATGTTAGAGAGTGGGTATGTGAAAGCCTACGACGGGGGCACACGGAGTTAAATATAAGTCACAAATAAAAACACAGGACTATGAAAACATTCACTTCGGCCGATGGAATAAAAATCATGGTGGGTGAGAACGCCAAAGAGAATGACGTTTTGACCATGAATGCCTATCCCAAAGAGTGGTGGATGCACATCGCAGGCTGCCCGGGTGCACACGTGGTGATATGTCACGAGTGTGACACCGTACCCAAAGAAACAAGAAGGGACGCCGCAGCCTTGGCCGTGCACTACAGCAAACAAAGATCGAAGGCCAAGATGATCCCCGTGGACATGGCTCGTGTAGACCAGATCACAAAGTATGAAAAGTCTCACCACGGAGAGGTGTTTCTGGATGGTGAGATCATGCAACTCAATGTCTTCATAAACAAAGAAGGTCCGCGACTTAAAAGATTACTCAGTACTTAAATAAATGATGAAAGTTGTTTTCAAGCCGAGCCCTTCGGTGGCACACAAATACCGCGTCGTCTTCCCTGACAAAAGAGCCATCGATTTTGGTGTCAAAGGTGGCCAAGACTACACAACCCACGGGAACCCCATGCTCGTGCGTGAGCACATCCTCGATCACGGAGGCATCATTCCCGTAAGTTCACTTATGGAGAAGGATCCACGTAAAATTCATCGAGAGATGTTGGAGATCGATAAAAGTACGAAAGAAGATTGGCATGACGTGTACTCCAGAGAATACTGGGAAAGGTGGCTTCTGTGGACTTACCCCAACGTCGAACACGCCAAACTCTTCCTAACTATGAGGCACAACCACTTATTCATGCCTTACGAGGATACATTTTATTAATTTGTCATTCAACCCTTAAAGAAATTTTTACGTGGTGAACGCCACAATTCGACGCACGATGGAATTGAGAAACAAGATGCGGGCCTTGGCCAAGGAAATAAAAGAGTGCCTCAAGCACAGCCCTAACCCGTACGCGTACAAAATCATGAATGACATCGTTGAGTATTACCTCCCGAACGATGTCATGCCAGCGAAAGACATGATCAAAAATCTCGAAGAAAAGTTTGATATGGTCTACACACCTGATGCGGAATGCTTGGATGAAGACCAAAAAAATTTTTGTTTAGCCTTCAACGAACATGGAGACTTAATCGGTGAGTGGGAAGAAAACGAAATCTACGAAGAGATTGAGGAAATCATGGAATTTATAACCCGCAATGGGTGGGAACTCATCGAAAATCCCATAGACGTGCAGTGCTACCTCATCGCACCCACGTGCACGGTGGCCACAATAGAAGACATAGTCTACCCACCTTTGTAATCTTAATTCCCGTACGCAACACCCGCTTGCCCACCCTTGATGCGCAAAATGTTCATGCACGGAGCGTACACTCTGTGCACGGCGTTACCACCGGACGGGCCGCTGATGGACAGCTTGGCCGTGTCGATGCGAGAGAAGTTGAGGGAACCTGTCATTTGCCCGCGGTTTAAGGCGACTTGGAACGGCCACGTGAAGACTGGAACGTTGTCGAGCACGGTGTCCGGAAGGTGCGTGCAGTGAAGTTCAGGGACGATGGTGTGGTGATAGTTGGCAGACATGTTTTCGAACAACGGGCTGCCGTTGATGTACATGGTGGCCGTGTCGAAGGTGTATTCGGACGACCAGTTCTGTGCGCTGGCGTTCGCAGAGGCCATGTGGATGGCACGGCACGGGTGGTTGAAGTATGAAAGGTCAACTTCGGTGTCCGTGTTCGCGCAGAGCTGCGTTTGGACTTGATCGATGAGGATGGCGTGTTCATTCTTAGTGAAGAACTCACGCTCCTCGGTGTCGACGAAGATGAAGTTGGCGTAAATCTTCGGGGTGTCCGTGCGAGTCAAACCCGGGCGGCACTTGATGCGCACCTCCACCTCGACGTGTTGCATCGCCAGAAGCGGAAGGGCCTTGGACCAGTCTTCACTGAAGAAGAACGGGATCACGTAGTGATCGGCGTTTGATCCACCGGCACCGATGGCGTTCCCTTTCACATCGTTGGTCGAGATCGAACAGGACGCCTTGGCGCTGTCCGTGCGGTACAAAACGTTGTGCACGGCCTGGACGTAAAGGCTGTCCATGGTGACCACTTTTTGGCCACCGATCCAGAGAGAGAACTCGGTCGGGGCGGAATCCGCCGAGAAAAGGCCGGTGGTGTTATCACCGACGGCACCGATGGAGGACCCTTCGATCCAGATGGTGGACAACAAGTCACCCTTGGACTTGATCGGGACGACGACTTCGGTGTTCGCACGGAACTGGCCGATGTAATCGAGACGCTCCGGCTTGACGCAGAAGTTCGTGTACTTTCGGTACGCTTGTCTGAAAAAACTGACGTCGGGGGTAGACGTCAAAACGGAATCTTGAACTCCCCTGCTCGCGAGAACAATCTGAGCAGCCATTGTTTACTACTAAAAGATATTAAAATTTTTGGGCGATGTCTACATAAATGGTCGTCTTCCAAGCACTCACCTGGGAACCCAGAGACGATGACGAAGATGAAGATGAGCGACGCCACCTGATTTCCATCTTCGGCAAGACGGGTGATGGGCGATCCGTGTGCGTGACCACGAGTTTCCAGCCGTACCTATTCGTGCGGATGCCGAACGCGTCCAAGGCGACCGGGGTTGAGATTTTCACGAAACTCAACAAGCTCTGCCCCGACTGCCTCACGGGCTATGGCTTCCTGATGAACAAAGACGTTTGGGGATTTCAAAACAACGAACGCGTGCCTTTCATGAAACTCGACTGCGTCGACCTCGACGCTAGGCGCATGGTGGACTACACCCTACGGAGGCCACTCGAACTGAGCATGGGGGTCACCAGGCTCAGGGTGTACGAATCCAACCTAGACCCAGTGCTTCGCCTCATGCACCGCACGGACGTCATGTCCACCGGGTGGTTGGAAATCGATGAAGACATGTGTGTGAAATCATCTATCGCCACCACGGACGTCGATCTGTTCTGCCGAGACTGGAAGCTCCTGAAGCCCGTGGACAAGGACGACATGGCCCCATTCGTCGTGGCGTCCATAGACATAGAATCGTACTCGTCCACAGGGAAGTTTCCTGATGCGGACGTGCGAGGCGACTGTTGCTTTCAGATTGCCATCACCCTATGTGAGTTCGGGAGTGATGAACCGTACGATAAGACTATATTGTGTTACAAAAAAACCGATCCAGATCTGGACGGTGTGCGTGTGCTGAGCTTTGACACCGAACGTGGCATGCTGGAAGCATTTCAAAAATACTTGGTGGGCAAAGACGTGGACATCATCACAGGGTGGAACATATTTGGTTTCGATCTCGAGTACATATTCAAACGCGCGCTGATATGTGGGTGTGCACCCCAGACTTTCCACATGAGCAAACTTCGCGATCACAGGTGTGAACTCAAACACAAAAAACTCTCATCCTCCGCACTGGGAGATAACGTCCTGAAACTCCTACCCATGCCTGGGAGGTTCATCTTCGATCTCTTCCACGAGGTGAAGAAAAACTACAAACTCGACAGCTATAAATTAGACAACGTGTCCAAGCTCTACCTCGGGGACCAAAAGATAGACATGCCGGCCAGGGAAATGTTTAGGCGGTTCGAACGCGAGGATCCCGTCGAACTTCGAGAGGTGGCCGAGTACTGCGTGAAGGACACCCTCTTACCACATCGCTTGATGAAGAAGCTGTGCACTTTGCTCAACATGATGGAGATGGCAAAGGCATGTTGGACACCTCTCCAATATCTTTGTGAACGCGGGCAACAAATCAAGGTGTTC